GTGGTGAGTTCGTGAGACATGATTAAATTTCCTTTAGGTTGGTTTAGATACTGGCGTTAGCCAGAGTGCGGATCGCACTGCACAGGGCACGTCATGCCCTGCACACTAGGATCAGCCGCGCATCTCGCGGAATATCAAAGCCTTAGCCTTGTTGAGATATTGCCGGGCACGTTCTGTATCCCCGTAAGCCATCAATTCTTGAGCATCAGACATCAAACCAGCGACCACCATCAAAGGGCCAGCGGTTTTGTAAGTGATCGAATCTTCAACGCTGTCGATGAAGTCGTCGATCATGCAGCCATACATTTTTATTTCGTTGTTCATTTCAATTCCTTTCAAGGCAAGCGGTGTAAGTAGCAGGGCCATTGGTAAAGCCGCAGTTGTCGTTGTATTCACGACGAACGATTTTGATTGCGTTGCTGCGGCTGGTAGCACTGACCGCCGTTGTGTAGGGGTTGCAATTCCAAGATATAAACTTGGGCATCACAGTCACAAGATAAGTTCTGAAAATCATATTGCCTCCACACGGGTGTAACCTTCAGATTCCAGAACGCGGGTGAAGGTCATTGCCAAACCGCTTTCGACTTTGAAAGTCTCGAAAGCACCAGTCACAGGGCTTACAGCCCGGAGCTCTTTTGGATAATACGGAAAGCTCATTGAACCGTAGGTTTTGTAAAACTCAGCGCGTGTCATTTCAAACCTCCTCAGTAAAAGACATTGCAGTTTCGATCGCGTCGGTGCGATCGCCAGTGAAGTAGTCCGCCTCTGCAAGGTAGACGCCTTCGCGATAAAACTTCACAACGAATTCCTCGTATTCGAAGTCGTAAAACACAGTGGCCGCAGGGGCCCTAAAAACAACTCTCATGATGCACTCCTCAATCAAATTCGCACCCCACTTCTATGGGTGCTTCGTTAAGCGCCTTGGCATAAAGCCGGGCGTCGTATTCAGCGTCAGGTCCGTAAAACTTTTCAATGATGGGCGAAATGTTCCGCCCATCAACTGCTTCGTAAACGTACCAGCAAGGCAGGCGATCGTCGTCGCCCGGGCAGTCATCGACTTTGTATTCCATGACTGCCACCCTTATGCTTTGCGAGCAGTGACTTTGACACTGATCACTTTGCTGACTCTCTCGACTTGGCTGACCAAGTCACCTAGCAGCTCTTCGACCTTGCGTGGGTCGTAGCTGGTGCGGTCTTGCTTAACCACAACAGCGCTAAATACCTCGCCGTCGTAGCTATCTAAACCACCTTCTTTTAAACGCGTTTTGATCGCGTCAGCTTCCTTGGTCAAGCGGCTGATGTCAGCCAGCAAGATACCCAAGTTGTCAATGTCGTCGGCGGTGATCGCCTGAATGATTGCTTTTGCCATGATGATCTCCAAAGGCACACCAGCATCCGGCTGGATCGGAGTGTTAATCACACTGCACTACACCCTGTCACGGTGCAGCACGCTGGGATTAAGAGTTGAGCCACTCTTCAAAAGATTTAATTGGCAAGCCGAGCGACTCGGCACAAGCCACGTAAATTTGATAACGAGATTGCAAAGATTCCATAATTACCTCCAAACAGAATAAGGTTCGCCACCGCTGAGCGCGATGTCGTACGGCGAAAAGACTGGGATAAACCGGCGAGCGTTGACGGTCAGGTTGACCGCGTTGTCGTAGAAGTCTTCGCGCAAAGTGTCGAAGCGTTTGCCGCCTACTTCAACCAGCGGCATGTCCAACTTGAGAAGCTGGACAACGATAGGTTCGTTGCGATATTTCATGATGATCTCCTGTTAAACCTGAGCAGCAACATAAGCGTTGCTGTATTGAATTTCAAAGCCAAGGGCCTTGATGTCAGCAACTTGTTGTGCGCTGAAGGTCCTAGTGCCAATCAACTTGGCAAGCCGCAACGCAGTGCTGTTGCTTGAATCAGGGTAAATCTTGGGAACACCGTAAACATTTTTAATTGTCAGAAAAACAACTGGCATATCAATCTCCTAAAAAGTTAGACCAAATCAAGGTCCTTGATGTCTTGGCCTGAAGCCAAACGACCGTTAGCAGCAATGCTGTACTCAATCTGAGCAAGCGTTGGTTTGTAGCAATCACCGTAGTCTGTCCACTGGCCGCTCATGCGCTTGCCTTCGAACCAAACAACGTAAATGTTGAAGCCCCGTATTGCAGCCACGGTGTAGACCTGAGCGTCAGCGTGTGGGCCGCGCACAATCAATTGACCAAGGTAAAACTGCTTGAGAGTTAATCTACTTGCCATTTAAAACTCCTAAAAAATATCAAGCTGTCACGGCCGCCTGAATACGCCGCCAATGCCAAGCACGCTTGGCATTAGTTGTGGGCGGGGGATTACCAACGTGCCCGATTAAGGACCTTTACGTACCGGTTTAGCTCACCGCCTCAAGACTCTTGCCCTCGTGGACTCTGTCTAACCAGAACATCTCTCGGTCGTCTGGAACGTATCCCCTAGTCGGTTGGGTGGGGAAGCAAACAAAGAACAATCAACCGACAACTCAAATGTAGCACAGTGACAGGCACTGTCAACTACTTTTTTAAAAAAGGCAAAAATAATCTAAAAGCGTTGTTTTTACGCAACTAAAAATAGTTGAGTTTTGCCACTTGACCCGAAAATCGCGTTGGTATATTCTCTGCGTGCGCAGGTGCGCCCGCTTAAAGGCGAACAGAACCCAAGAAGAGCCGTCAATTTGCACGGCTTTTTGCACATTTGGAGCCCTCATGGCCAAGACAATTACGATCGAAATGGCTGATGACGGCACGGTCATGGTTTCAAGCAGCGAAGGCGGTGAGCCTTACATGTGCGAGAGCATCGCCGAGTGTCGTGAATACGTGGACAATATGCTGGCTGAAGAAGCCGGCGAAGGTTCGCAAGAGCAAACCATGGAAGGCCCCGAGGAGTACGGCCAGATGTGGAACGAAGAAGCGGCCAGCCGCAAACCCCAACCGGGCCTGATGGCCTAACCTCAAGGAGCTACACATGCAAGACTACTCAAACCCAGAATCACGTAACAAAATGCGCGCAGCAGGCGGCATGACAGGCAACGCGGCCAAGATGCCCGGCGCTGCTATTGGCGGTGGCGGCAACCAGACGCAAGGCGCTGGCGAGATCCCCGGCAAAGTGTCTGTGCCAATGCCCGGCACCAACACCACGCAGCCCGCGTTCAAGAAAGAAGGCGGCGCGGTCAAGGCACCCGTTGGCTTCAACAACGGCATCATCAACGGAATGATCTAATGGCCAAGCCCGGTTTGTACGCCAACATCCAAGCCAAGAGGGCTCGCATAGCCTCTGGCTCGGGTGAGCGCATGCGCCAGCCCGGCGACAAGGGCGCACCTACCAAGGCCGACTTTGACGAGTCGGCCAAGACGGCGAAGCCGGCCAAGGCTGGCATCATCCGAGGGGCCATGAAGTGAAGAGCCCCGCTTGGCAGCGCAAAGAAGGCAAGTCTCCCTCGGGCGGTTTGAACGAGAAGGGCCGCGCTAGCGCAAAGGCTGAGGGGATGAACCTCAAAGCTCCAGTCAAAGCCGGCGACAATCCTCGCCGCGCTTCCTTCTTGGCGCGCATGGGCAATATGCCCGGCCCTGAACGCAAGAACGGTGAGCCAACGCGCTTGCTGCTCAGTCTCAATGCTTGGGGTGCCAGCAGCAAAGCTGACGCCAAGGCAAAGGCCAAAGCGATCAGCGCGCGCAACGAAGGCCTTGTGCGGGGAGCAATGAAGAATGGCAAGTAAACGAAATCCAAGTCGCAACGCCGACTTAGCCGGGGCGCCACCAAAGCTGGCGACCATGGACGATCTGGCGTTTCCGACATCGGCCAAGACTGGCCGTGCTCACCCAGTGAGCAAGAGCGCCAGCACGAGCAGCGCGCCGCACCGCATCAACCTTCGCGCTGTTGCAGAAGCCTGCATTGAAGAGGGGCTCGATCCGGCCGTTGAGATCGCCAAGGCCTTGAAGGCCACGATCCCAATGATGCGCGGCGGCCATCAGGTGTTGGACAACGAAGGCAAGGCGGTCATGGTGCCGCTGCTTGACGTTGACACGCGCATGCGAACGCTCAATGAGTTTCTGCAATACACGCAACCAAAGCTGAAAAGCATTGAGGTCAAGATGTCCGGCACGCTGGACCTGACCAGTGAGCAGCTGGACAATCGGTTGAACATGCTACTTGCAAAGGCGGCAAGATGATCCAGCTCGACCGCATCGACACTACGCTGCTGGACGAGGACGAGAAGCGCGAGCTGTACGAGCTGCTGCGCCTAAAGGACATCAGGGCCAAGCGCAACCGCTTGTTGACCTATGCGCCATACAAGAAGCAAATCGAATTTCACAATGCTGGCGCTGACTTTCGCGAACGATTGTTCATGGCAGGCAACCAGCTTGGCAAGACGTGGGCCGGGGCCTTCGAGGTCGCGATGCACGCAACGGGCCGCTACCCATCGTGGTGGAAGGGCAAGCGATACAACTACGCCATTCGGTGCATGGTTGGATCCGAATCGGCCGAG